CTTTCGCATAACTGTGGGATGAGATAGAAAAGCATCCCACGGGTTAATCTCCTCAACGGAAAAACCCGTACCAGTCCAAGTCGCATCTGCGATCTTGACTGGCCTCTCAAGGAAGTCTCCCAATTGCATTCCTGCATGGGAAGCAGCTTCCATGCTGTTATCTTGACCAGTTGATTGTGAGTGTGTCCATCCCTGATCATTGAATTTGAACATCACTGTTTCTTTATCTTGTGTAGTAAGTCTAATATACATATAAAAATACAAGGGCAAACTCAAACCTATGTACATGTCTTCCACGTAACCGTCTGCATACTTAAATGCGGGTGGCCGTAGCGACGACGGTCGCATCCGAAGGCGTCTCTTCCTGATCCGTGGGCCTTTCGGAAGATCCGTTATTCTCGACGGAAGCGGGAGTGTTTGCTATGCTACTGCCGCCAGACTCCAAACTGGCGTAAGGCACCTTAACCTTGGCCTTAACTAAGGGTTTTTTCCGGAACCACGGGCAACATGTGCTTGAATGGCAGCATTCAATTTCAACAATAAGATCATGACCTGCTACTGTACCATCAATGTCGCCGGCATGTGCGACAAAAGTCTCTTCTTCTGGAATAGTTTCTAACTTTTCCTCAATGACTTTTCCGAAAATCGCTTTTTGTTGGGAATTACTCATCTTTGGAATGAGGCCAACCAAATATGGTTTTTCTCTTTCCTGATATTCTTTGTGTCTTTTCCCGGAGTCCACAGCCCATCTGATCACATAATCGTCATATTCCATCCACAAATTTGGAACATTCAACTGATAATGGAAAGCTAGGTCAACTACGAACTTTTTGAAGTCGTTGAATTCGTTTCGGCTATACAAACTCATCTCGCCCAAGACGGCACTCAAGGACTGACCCAACTGATTCTCCTTCGTTTCGACCTTCGAAGGAAGATAGTAAAGGAGAGACTTGTACAACGACTTTCGATCCAACTGTCCAACAATTGCGTTCCTGAGTGGACAGTGGTTGAAG